GTTACTCTATCGAGTTGTAACCAAAGCTACAGAAATGGTTTCACCCATCCTTACGCGAACAAAAATTCTGAAACTCGCGTTGTCTTTCACTCTCAATGAGAGTGGTCTGCTTAAACAGCACATCTAGAAAGAACTCACTATAGTCAAAATCCGTCTGCAAACCCACATCATTGAGCTGCTGACGGAAATCTCGTAGTGAACCCGGTCCATAATGAGCCATGTCTCTGCAGGCACCTCTCACTATGTCATTTTGGATTCGAAGATCACTCACATTCTGCTTCTTTATCCACTGAAGCTGCTTATACACCGTTTCATACGGCAATCTTTTGGCAACAATGCCCCCCATAGGCACAAAGTATGCTTTCAAGAAAGTTGCGTTCTCCAACGGTTCATGTGCAGTTAAAGCAGCTAATTTGTTAGCCGGAGTAACTTTCATACCCATCACGGCAGCCACCGAGGCTACCGTTAGACGATTGAAATACAACAACGTCGAATCATCAGCCGACGCAATCACATCATCACCATAAGTAATCATGCGAACGTCTCTATCAAAATCGCGTAAATCCGGGGTCAAACCCGCTTCGTAGCGCCCAACCAAATATGACACCAACAACACGAAAACATTCGTAACGCTATTAAAGACATCGGTCATGGGATTACCTGACTTGTTGCCCTGCTCAGTCCGCATAACATTGTCTCCTACAATGACATACGAAAACTGCAACACATGCAACAAACCATGGCGAACAACCCTGTTCTCCATCCCATACCAAGCGTCCGTCACATTGCGAAAGAAATCAAATTGCGCTGCCGTAACTGACCCGTCGTAATTGCTATAATCAACATCAAACGCACGACGACCAACACTAGCCAATTGCTCATAATAATAAGCCCAATATGTCTCAGCATCCGCTCCAACTCCACAATGAGTCATAAACCCTGGATTCGCCTTTATCCACGATAAAAACGCACCAAAGTATTTACGACATAACAATGTAAATTCAAGAGGCGGCTGCTCAAACACACGAGTCTTACACTGAGCTACTTTCTCCGCTGGCCGTAACTCGTCCTTGTTGGTAGCAACCCACAACAGTTGGGGCACCACTCCTTCCTGCAGTTTATCCTCCGTATCATGCAGCTTCTCCACAAAACTACACCCATACGCAGGTATGATGAACGTGCGACTCATATCCGACCACACTAGATCCTGTCCGCCTTCACGTGGAATTACGTCAAAAATCTCACGCTTACCATTCTTGAACCACTTAGATATAAAACCTGGTGACTTGGTAATGTCAATTTCAATCATTGGCGCTTTCCCATTGATCATCTCATGTTCGGTCAAAAGCTCCGTATCGCGATCCCTAGGATACTTAGCGATGTAATAATTAACGATCTTCGTGAAAAAACCGTTAGTTATCACAGCATCTGTCGCAACAGTGGTCTTCTGCGCATTCGTCACAAGGGGATGTTTTCCGTCCTTAATGTGACGTTGCGCCGGACGAACACTGTCTTCCCACGCGCTATGACTCTTCCACCGTTTGTACGCCGTTGGTAACCCACTACAGGCCACCAACGGCACACCATTCATACTCACATGCCCATAGTTGAAGATCTCCGTGTCCCAAAATGGCGATACAACACCATCACCCTGCAACACATTCTCCTCAACCAAAGGCACGGAAGGAAACTTTATCAGTGAGTCCAACCGTTCCGCAGCCTGCATTATCACCTCTCGGATCAAACAGGTTGCACCCGGCATTCTACCCTCCAACAAAGCACTATGAATAGCAACCAAAGGAGTATGACACCGCTCATCACGCACAACATATGGACGTCCACAATCACCTCCTACGGTCATCGCACCCTTGAATAAGCCCTGTACCATATCATACTGTACTCCACTTACGTCAGTGGTGCGACGAGCGCCGAGATGCATCACCGAATCACCATCGCCCAGCCTACTCACGAG